TAGTTTTATGCTGTAAGAACTTTTCTTTATTTTGAAATTCAGATTGAATGTCTACTAACATGTTTTCCCATAACGTCATACTTATACTTCACGCTCCAAAGCATCTATACACATATCAGCAACTGATTTAGTTTGCTCAAAGTGAATTGATTTATCTGGTACAGTTGATACAGCAATATCGCCCAGTCGTCTTTCTCTTTCGATGACATGTAGGTTTTTCTTTGATACGTTACACATTGTATCGATAACTTCCTTAACAGATACACCTTCTGGTGATCCAAGACAATCAATAACTCCAGTTGGTTTATTTTCTACCAACTTTTGTAGAGAATCAACAATATCTATAACATGGGTATAATTCCTAATACAAGTTCCATCGCGAGTATCATAATCAGTACCAAAGATTTCTAATGTATCAAACTTACCGTTAGCCACCGCCGCCGCTTTTCTTATCAGATGAGAATATTCGTCATCAAATTTATCAAATCCGTTATTACCACACACATTATAGAACCGAACAAGACTGTGATTCTCTTTGAACTGTTTTGTGAGTAACTCACCACCGTACTTTGTAGCCGCATATGGTGACGCGGCAGGATCAAATGCTGAACCAGTAGAACAATAAACAAAGTGATCACATTCAGCAAAGTCGATCACGTTTTTTGTACCAACTACATTCGTTTCATAATATAACCAAGGATCTTTTACTGATAAAGGAACTTTACCCATTGCCCCAATATGCACTACTTTGTCAAACGACATCTTCATTGGAGATGGTTTACGAAAGTCCCAATTAATAATTCGTGATGAATATTTTTCTATGTTATTTTGATTAAAATTAAAATCAGTGGCGACCACTTCATGACCATGTTCTGCCGCAATTTTAACATAGTGGGCACCAATATATCCGGTAGCACCGGTTACTAATATCTTCATTCAACAACTCCTTCTTTTTTTAATTGATTTAAAACTTCTATTTTAGGAACTTTTGGTCCTTCTAATTTAAACTTGTGTCTAATATGTATCATTTTTGCTTTTTCATAACCAGGAAAACAATTTCCCCAGCACCATTCTTCAGACACATCTGCTTGTTTCATTTTGGCTTGACTTGCTAATCTATGTATTATTCCTTCGTCATTGAAATTTCCATTAAAGATTTTCATTTCACTATCGACAATAAATTTTCTTAACTGTTTTCTTTGCTGATTTGTAAATTTCCAAAATGCTCCTCCCCAAAAAGGACCATCCTTATCCATTAATGTTTTATATTTTTTATGTTTTAGCATAGAAGCAAACAATGTCTGTTGAATTGCAGAATTTAATCCAACTCCGGGTATATCAAATATATTTTCTTTAACGTGTTTTGTTACAAACATGTCGAGATCTACCATTAGCACATCATCATATATGTCAAATTTTTCATCCAGCATTATTAATTTTTGACAGCAAGGATTTAATTTTGGTCTAAATTGATTACCTAAAACTAATTCATATGACGCTTTGCAATATTTTGCATAATTCTCCATATTTGCTTTAGATGCCAATTCTAGAGGACCTAGTTCTCCTGTCCAATGTTGTAAAATTATATTCATATTTTTTTTAATATCTCTTCTATGTTTTCGCCACGTTCTGGTAGGTGATCTCTCAAAAAGAAGTGAGTGAAGAAACTTTCATGCTGTCTGTCTTTGGTTACTGCTGTGTACAAAGAGTTCCAACGCCAGTCCATATTTTTACATTTCATTTTTTCTTTTTTTACAAACCAGTTTAATAACATTTGGTCTGTGCTCCATTTGTAAAAACCAACACCATCAACAAAATCTTTAAATTCTGGTCTAGTAATAAATTCTTTAGGTGTTTGACCTTTAAGGTATTTGGCAAACGATTTGTTCATCACCATCAGTCCCATGTTGTAAAATTCAGCACCTAAATGATTCCAATGCCAATCAACGTCTTTTAGATTGGTGAAAGCACTGCGTGAGTATTTGGTAATTTTGTTTTTATATTTAGGCGTCAACGGTAATTCTCTTTCAGCAACACCACCAAAGTCATATTCTTGTGTTAAGTCTAAAAATATATCAGGTGCTGATGGTTTTATGTATATGTCGCTGTCTACTATTGCAATTTGATCATATCTATCAAAGTATTCAAAAGCATTTTCTTTCTCGTAAATAGGCATGTAACCTAATTTTTCCACTGCTTGTAAACTTCTACCTGTTCTTGAAGGATCTGGTCTTATTTTTAGTTTTGGTTCCGTTAACACTATGTGATCTATTGAATATTTTTTACAATATTCTGCCACACTGTTGATACAAGTGGTGTACAACTTGCTAGGTTTACCTACACTTACTTGAAATATTAACCTTTTCATTTTAAATCCTTTGTGAAACTAAATTTTTTTGAATCAAATGTAACTTTGTTATTTAAATCAAACTTAACATCCAATATGCCATTGTTGATACACCAATCTGCTGGCATGGCTCCTTTGTGCTTAACAAAATCTAACAGTTTTTTAGCACCAGAAGGCTTCAAACAGTATGCTCTAGCACCTTCCCACCATTGTCCTACAGGCATTGGTTTAGTAGGTTGGAATCCTTCAAACTTTAAAATGTCTGAAAATTCTTGCTCAATGCTGAAAGGTTTTTTAAACACAACATCATGTTCAAATACACAAATTTCTTTATTTTCTTTAAAACATTTTTTCCATAATTTGTATTGACTGAGAAAACATCCTTGTGTTCCGGGTCTTGATAACAGTCTAACACATTTTTTATTGTGTGGGTAAATTTTTACTTTGTAGTCTTCTAACTTTTCTTTTGTGCCATCGACACCATCATACAGTTCTAGTTTCCATCCAAATTTTTGTCCTGTTGTAAGTGCATGATTACTCCATTCAACAGATTTTTGATGGTTTTTTAAATGTATAATGTATCCTTTAGGATTTGTCATTTTTTCTATTTTTCTTTGCCATTTTTTGTTGCATCTTTTCCAGTTGTATTTTGTCCGACATATTTTTATGAAATTTCAATTTGTCTTTGTCATCGAACCATGCATATTTTAATGCTTTGTATCTAAATCCATATTTCTTATTGCCTTTTGCTGTGCTGAATATTTCTCCACCAGATTTAAGTCCCCAACTGTTCCATTTATAAGGTATAGACACAAACTCTCTTGCATCTAATAATTTCTTTAATACATGTTGATCCACAAACCAATAAATTGGTTTTTTAAATGCTTCAATCATGCTTTGTGATAATTCTTTTTTAAATTTATCGCCAGGTTCACCTATTCCAGGCGTCACACAACTAGCAATGTACACACTCGGATCTTTGGGTTTACGCATTGCCGCGGGCCATGAAGAAATCAGTTTGAATTCGTGTAAAGGAATTCGTTCTCTAGCAATACCATCCGAATCCAGTTGAACAACATGTTGGAATTTTTCAAAAAATCTATCAAAATAAAAAAATCTAGCACTGGATAGATATATTTTTCTTTTTAGTTCATCGTCTGATTTTGTGTTACATATCTCTGGTCCTCTACTAAACTTTGGGTGATCCTTTGCTAATTGAAACTGATCATAAAATCCTTCGCTGTGAGTTTCATAGGTGTATGTTATATTTTCGTCTTGGATTAAATTTTCTAAGTTGTGTGTTTGATTGTGTTCGTAGATCATATGTACATGTATGTGGATAAGATTCTTTTTGTTTAAAGACAGTGTACTTCTTGCCAAGTATTGTCCATGTTCTGCCCAGTATGCAGGATCACAACTGAAGAATATCACATGAGATTTTTTAATAGGTAAGTCTCCGCCAATGTGTAGTTTGTCAAATTCCATTATTAGCCTCTCTCATTAATTTCTTATCTTGTTTATTGGGTCTGGTAAAAGAATTGGTGCCCTTCATTCGTTTTGAGTTCCAGAACTGCGGATTTATTCGACAATAACTGGTATCTGAATAAGTTAACACACAACTTATGCTGTTGATGGAAACATCTGACGCCAATGCACCAGAGGCCCATACCCAATCCACTAATCTTTGAGCACCTCGCGGTTTAACAACATAACCATGAGCACCTTTAATGTGTGTTTTATTATACAGTTCTAATCCTGATGCCATTGGTCTTGATTTCATGAACACAGTCACACCTTCTCCACGATGTTCTTGAACTTTGTTGTCATAGTCCGTAGTTAATCTACTCAGTCTATCAAGATTGCACACTTCGTCAAATTTAGCAACAATGCTGTGAGGAATGGGTCTGATTATTAATGCATCGTGTTCAAGTATCAGTATAGGTTTGTTTATTTCTATACTTTTTTTCCATAATAAAAAATGTGATAACGTACACCCTTTCATGCCCAAACTTAATTTTTTTATTCTTTGATTAAATTTAAAATCTTTCAAATTGTGTTTTTTCCATTCAATGTCTATTTGTTTGCCATGAATTGCAGGGAAAATTTTTGGTTCTATACTAAATTTTTTGGCAGAATCGAAACATTGTTGAGATAGCAATTCACTTGTTTGATTGCCTTGCATTGTGATGATGTATGATGGAATATTCAAGTTCATTTTGAATATTTATTGGAATGTTTTTTGGTAATGTGTTATATGGAAGCGTCTTCCATGCCAGCCACTCTTAACTTAACAATATTGGTCATTTGCCATTGTTTTTGATCGAGTCCTTTGGTAATACCTAGCCACTTGTTTCTCAACAGTGCAAATTCGTTAATTATTTTTTCATAATCAACCACATCTGATTCACCGTCTACATATTTTTCAACATCTCTGCTGGACAATGCTCTTTGATAGTTTTCTAGATATTTTTTAAAATGTGACGAACGCAATCTACGTAGTTCGATATTCATATACTGTAAGACTGCTTCTATTTCTTGTAATTGATTGAATCTTTGTTCAACAATCCCAGGCATATCTGCTGATGCTTTTTCAAGATTGCCTCTGATTCTAATTTCTGACTTTGCTACTTCTAGTTCGTCTTCATAGTGTCTGATGGCATCAGGAATAACACCAATATCTCTTGCTATTTTCTGATACCAACCAGCCATTAAAAGTCCTCGTCCTCAGATTCAGCATCCAAATAGTATTGAATTGCTTTATCAAGATCATCATCTGCACCCAAGGCCTCACGAAACTCTTCGTCTCCGATACCATAGTCTGCCATTATATCTACAAATTTTTCAGCAATTACCTTAACAGGTTGTTTCCTGTCGAGGTATTCTTTAAAAAATTGCCAAATTTCAACTAATTGACTTCCTTCCATGTCTTATTCCTCTTCTGTGCTAATGTTTGTTTCTTTAATTTCTTCTATAGAATTAGAACCATCTGAAAACTCTTTCATAATGTTGTCTAATGGTTCTCCACCACTTTCCCATACCTTACGATATTCCTTGCTTTCTACTCCTTTAGAATCAATATATTTTAGTCTGTTTCCGTCTTTAACAAGCAAGCCTTTTTTCTCAAAAAGATCAACAAGTCCTGAGTAAGGATTCATTCCAGTTTCATATGGAATCTTAACTTGTACAGCCTCAAACGGTTTTGCGTAACGTGTTTTCATTACTTTACAACCTGCTCTAATACCACGTACTTCTGATATCTTGTTACCGTCTTCATCTTCTTTTAGTTTCAATTTTTTCATTGCTACTACAATAGATGATGCATAGATAAAGCCTTGTCCACCTGATATCTTATCATCTGGATCAAACATATCTTGTGATGCATATGTGTGATTAGTACAAACTAATCCTACGTTACAACTACCAATCATGTTAACAGTATTTCTAACCAACGATGTAAGTGCTTTAGGTTTACGACCCATATCACCTTTCATGTCACCTTTGTTAAACTGATCAACATCAGTAGGCGTCAATAGCATACCAAGTGAGTCAATTACAAACAAAATCTTAGGACGTTCTTCGTCTGGCATTGTTTTGTAGTCAATCATGAACGTGCTAATAGTTTTAGCAACATCATCAATCATTGACATGTTTAGTTTAAGAAGTTTATCTTCTGCTGTGTCAACTTGTAGAGCTTTAAGCCAACTCTCGTCAAGTGCGTTCTCTGAGTCAATTAATACCACAAAGATGCCTTGGTCTTGTGCCGCTTTTACAATGTTACCTGCACAGATGTAACTTTTACCTGCACCAGATTCTCCTGCAAACACAGTAACCTTACCTAGCGGAACACCTTTGTTGAAGTCACCACTAATAAGATAATTTAAGGCATAGTTACCTGTACTAATCCAATCAGTAGGATCGTTAAATCCACTACTCATGCCTGTGATTGATTTAGTTAAGTTTTTACGAAACTTAGAAACGTCAAATGCTTTCACCATAATTTTTTACCTTCAAGTTGTGTGGGGAGTTGCCTCCCCAACAATATACTTTATTATTTTTGTTGTCTTGCTCTTATCATTGCTAAGATGTCCTCTGCTTTTCCGCTTGATTCAGCAGTTGGCTTTGGTGCTTCTTGCGGTGTTTCAACAACCGGTTCTGCTTTCACTTCAGCCGCTGGTGCTGGAGTTTCTGCTTTCGGAGTTATTGGATCACCTGTTCTTGATGACAAGCCTGCGGGTCTAAAGTATTGACCAAATTTATCTTGATCATATGCTTCACCGTCAACAGATGCTTCAAACATCTCCTTCATAACCTTAACTTCAACTTCGCTAGGTTTTTTTGGAAGGAAATCATTAAGATTGAAAAGTGTATTACTCTCAATCGCTTTGTTTTCGTCTTCTGCTAAAGGTCTTGATTTTCTAGACCATGATGATGTTGAATAATCAGCATATCCACCTTTGGATGTTTTGATTATTCTAAAATCAACACCACTTGTTGAATCAGTTGGAAGATCTTCCATATCTGGATCCATTAATGCTCCTTTAATTATTTGGAATATTTGTGGACCAATTATGAATCTTCTAATTGGATTCGTTGGAGTTGATTCTTCTCCGATTGGATCGTCTTTTACAAAACCTTGGAAAATATAACTTCTTTTCTTCCAATATTTTCTTCCTAAATCTTCTAATTTAGGATCTTTGAACCATCCTCTTACTTCGGATAAGATTGAACAAGACTCGCCGTACATTTCCATACATGGAACTTGTACTTGCACTGGTCTTGAATCTGTTTCACCTTTGATTCCTGCGAAAGGTAATTTGATCATTAACCTTTCTTTCCAGAAAAAAGTGTTTTCTTTATCGCCATCTGGCAAGAAACGAACAGTTGCCTGCTCTCCTTCTTTTAGATTCCAAAATGGGTAAATGGCGTTGTCTCCGCCTGTTCTTGTATTAGAGCTACCTGATTTAACTTCTTGTTCTTTCAGTTTTGCTCTTATCTCTTGTAGTGTTGCCATAATCTTAAGCCTCCTTTATTATGCCTGTTTTTTATTATGTTATGTGCCTTTAAAATATTAGTATATACAAATAACATTAAGTCAAATAATATACTAATATTACTATTTAGTCAACCGATAATGGTAAAGTTTTTTATTGAACGCCTGCTAGTTTTTTGATTTTGGCAATTTCGGGATCTTTATTTGCCATTAAGTTTTGGATTGTTTCCTGTGCAGTCTTCACAGCATTGTCGCCAAATTTCTTTTCTACTGAAGTTAATACTGCTGTTTCACCTTTAGGAAATTGATTTGATGTGTAGTCAAAGAAACTTTTAACAAAATCTTCTACAGTTTCTTCTTTGTTGCTTAACTCTTTATCGTCTTGATTTTCCATGCCAAATTTTGATTTCATACGTCCTGCTTCATACTCATAATCTTCTTGAGCGGCTTTCAGTGCTTCTTCATGTTCCTCGCCACCTGGTTGAATCATTTGATTTGCGTACTCATCGTCAACTTTATGATTACCATCATATTCATAACTACCTTCTAGCGAGTTTGGATCAACCACACCATTGATTGCTTTGTAGTGTATTGTGCCGTGAGCCACTTCTCCGTCATCACCTGATAATTCATAGTCCATTGAACCTTCGTAATCTGTTTCGTTTTCGTTTTTAATTTCTGAATCACCTTTTTTTAATTTGTCAAAATTTTTGCTTAAGAAATCTATTGCATCTTTGGCATTATTAAATTTTGTTACAGATTTTTCATCTTTGTCTAAAATATCATACACCATCTTACCATCGTCACCTTTGTACATAGACACATAAGGTTTAATGTCTTCGAATGTCATTGCTTCTGCTTCTACTTCTTGTTTCATATCGCCTGTTTCAATTTTCGAAACTAATGTAGGGTCTTTTTGTGAAATGTAATCCATGATTATTGGACGCATACAAGCATCTGAATCTTCATTTGCCGCTTTTTCAATTTCAGAATTTAATTCTTCATCATCTATAATGCCTTGCAAACTTTCAATTCCGTTTGTGCCGTTCACTCCTGCTGGAAAATGTTTAGCCATCAATTGATTTAATTGTTCTAATGCGTCTGCCTGTGCATCTGCATCTTGTGAAAACAATCCGTTGTCTTCTCTTACAATATCGTCCATTGCTGATTCAAACTCATGAAAGTTATCCACAGTTTCAATCATACCACCTAATACTTTTTCTATTTCTTCTGGATTATTATCTGTGTGTACAACTACACCTTGAAAGTTTGATGGATCAGATTGTACATCTGCTGAAATACCTGCTTTGGATAATAAATTTTGAACATTGTCTATTTCCATATCACTAATTGGATTTTCAGGATCAAAGTCACCAACTAGATCGTACTTTAAAGTTCTTGGTTCAACACCACCTTGGTATCCATGTGCTTCAAATGATGTTGGTCCTAATTCTTCTATTGCTGTTCTTTCTGAAACCAATTTATAGATGTAAGGAAATACATCTTGTAATTCTTCGTTAAATGTTTTAATAGTTAATTCATCAATCCAAGATTTTTTAACATCTTCTGGAACTTCTGCTAATTCTGATTTGCTATAACTTTCAAAAGTTTCTTTATAGTTGTTTTGTTTTTGTAATTTTAAACAACTTGATTTAATTTCTTCAATTCTTTCATCCACAACAGATTGATATTGTTTTAAGCCTTCTGCCATAACATTTGATCTGTTCATGTATGTTTTGAATTTTCTTAATTGATTTAACTCTGCACTCATTTCTGAAATGTGTTTACCAAAGTCATCAAATGGATTTCCACCTTCTGATACGTGACGAGCCATTGCTCTAGCACCGTTCAAATGTTTGATTGGATATTTGAATCTTTCGCCTGCGTTGCTTTCTATAAAAAGAGATTCTATTCTGTGAGTACGTCCGCCTGCTACTGCTGGATTCACAGGTGCTGAATGTTTGATTACTAGTCTTGCTTCACCAACTGTTTGAAAACTTGTTTTTGTTGTACCGTATAAATTTGATTCGCTCACTGTTTCTACCTCTTTACCTTGTCCTAAAAAATCATAGTCTCTTTTTTCAAGATTGCTTTTTGTGATATCTCTTGTATCAAACCCAAGCACTCTTGCTTTAGCAAAACTTCTTAATTCTTTTAAAAAGTTGTACCAACCGTGTTTTAATGGCTCATCTGACTGTTCAACAAAGTCTTTGCTGTGCATTACAACCAGCCCATCTTCCTCACTAATACTAATACTTACCTTTCCTAGGGTGTTTCCGCTCTCTTTGAAATCGAAGTCAAAAAACCTTGCTTCAGTGGGCTCAGTGGTTGCTTGTCCATTTGAATTGCCCAATGTAACCTGTGGAAATTGTCCTCTGATCTTGTTAAAAAGGTCTTTTGCTATAACATTTAAGTTCATATAATATATTTATCTGTTAGTGGCTTACAAATATAGGCATTGGCATGACTCTGTCTGCTGTATCTTCGTCTGCTTGACTGAATGATGCATAGATTTTTGGATCCCAATCTTTTAACACACTGATTATACGCATAATCAACAAAGTAGCACTGACTAGATCATCTGTTTGACCTGATTTTGCTTTGAATGACGAGCCCGAAGCAATGAAACTTTTTAATTCACTTATTAACGGTTTACTGTTTATTTTAAGTTTTTCTTTTTCAATCATATTTTTTAATCTAGAACAAGCAGTGATTTTTGATTTATGTGTTGTGTTAAAACCTTTTCTAAACTTTCTTATGTGACCTTTTCTAATAGGCTCTGAAACAAACAATCCAGGGATAGAATCTTCACCAAAATCGTTTATCACCAGCAGTGCTGATTCTCCTATTGAGTTGTTTTCCACACTCCAATAGATGTTTGATCCTGCAGAATTCGTTTCGTCTTTTATGTGATTGCAAATATCACGCATGATTCTTATTTGTTGCGGAATAGGAGTTGTGTTGTGTTTCCATTCTGCTACCTGTGTGTATGACGGTAATTCAAAAACTTCAATTGCGGCATTGTCGCCACCTGTTCCCATTGCTGGATCCAGTGCCACCACATAAGTTGCGTTAGCATCTAATTTTTTATACCAACGTGTTTGTCCCATATTGAGTGTGGGTTCTTTTCCTTCTAACGTTGTTAAAACTAGACTGTTTACTAGAGTTTCATCATAAACTAAAAACTCACAACCATATTCACGTCTGAATCTTTCTTCACCAATACGTCCTAACTCTTGTTTTTTCCATTCTTCATCTCTGTCTGGATGTTCGTCCCACGATGCGGTGTATCCATGAAATCCATTTATTCCTAATGTTTGTTCATTACCATGTTCATCAAATTTGTTTTGACTTTCACGCCATATTGTTGCAAACACATCTTCATCTGAATTGGGTGTGCTTGTAATAATTGCACGTCCTCCAGTTGCCAGTGTTGGAGAAATAGAAGTCCAAAACTCTTGTGCTATTCCTGGGTTAACAAATGCAAACTCATCACAGTACAGCAAAGATATTGACATACCTCTACCAGTGTTTCCTGTTGTGGTTGCTGAAACAATTCTTGATCCATTTTCAAATTCCATAGATCCTTTGTTGTAGTTTGTTACACCAGCTCTGATATAATCAGGACATAGTTCGTATCCATAACGGATACGTTGCATAATCTCTTGAGCACCTGTGTATTTGTGTGCGGCAATTAGTATTGTTTGATCTGGATGAAACATTGTATACCATAAAAGATAACAAGCGGCAGTTGTAGTTTTACCACTCTGTCTTGGTAGCATGTTGATATTAAATCTAAAATTATGATAACTTGATAACAACTTTGTTTGGTATTCAAAGGGTTCGAATACACATTTTCCTCTTACAGGGTGTTGTATAAAAAAGAATTTTTTTGCAAAATAATCGTATCCTGTTACAGGATCTGAACAATGCACTAAGTCTGCTATTTGTTCTTCTGTAAATTTTTCTCGTTGGTGTGCTTTTTTGGTAAGGACGCCATCTAAACTTTTATTACTCATATACAATACTTATGCTGAAAATTGATGGAGAATTGCTTTTTGACTATGCGTTTTTCTTAAAGTCTTGGTAGGCTTGTAGCAAAGTTTCTTTGATAGAAGAGTGAACTTC